CCAGGGCGTTGGATTCGAGTGTTGATGAGGCCGCGTTTTTCGGTGATGTGGGTTTGAGGTGGCGTGATGCTTCAACCCCGACTCGGGCGGCTACGGCTGATGCTGTGACGAAGCTTGTGGGTGCCGGTATTCTTCCGGCGGATTCTCGGACGGTGTTGGAGATGTTGGGTTTGGATGATGTGCAGGTTGAGGCTGTGATGCGTCATCGTGCCGAGTCTTCGGATCCGTTGGCGGCACTGGCTGGGGCTATATCGCGGCAAACGAACGAGGTATGATAGGCGATGGCTTCGGGTGTTGCGTCGCGGATGGCTGCTGCCGGGTATCAGCGTGAGGCGGTCAGGTTTGCTGGGAAGTATGCGGGCTACTATGCTGAGCTTGGTCGTTTGTGGCATTCCGGGAAGATGACAGATGCGCAGTATGTGCGTTTGTGTGTGGAGTTGGAGCGTGCCGGCCATGACGGTTCCGCAGCTATGGCGGGCAAGTTCGTGTCGGATTTTCGGAAGCTTAACGGTGTCGATCCTGGTTTGATCGTGTATGACGAGTTTGATGCTGCCGCCGCGTTGGCTAGGTCGTTTTCGACTATGAAGATGATGAATAGTGACCCGGATAGGGCGAATGACACGATTGATGCGATGGCTGCGGGTGTTAATCGGGCTGTCATGAATGCTGGCCGTGACACGGTTGAGTGGTCTGCGGGTGCGCAGGGTAGGTCGTGGCGTCGGGTTACTGATGGTGATCCGTGTGCTTTTTGTGCCATGTTGGCTACGAGGTCGGATTATACGACTCGGGAAAGGGCGCTTACTACTGGTCATACGCGGCGCCATAGGCGTGGTGGTAAGCGTCCGTTTGGTTCGAAGTATCATGATCATTGTGGTTGTACGGTGGTTGAGGTTGTTGGTCCTTGGGAACCAAATAGGGCTGATGCCGGGTATCAGCGGGTTTATGAGAAGGCCCGTGAGTGGGTTGATGATCATGGGTTGCAGCAGTCGCCTGGCAATATTTTGAAGGCTATGCGTACCGTGGGCGACATGAGATGATGGTTTCCGGTTGTGCGCCGCCGGTTATTGGTGCACAGGGTTGTCTCCCGCACGGGGGTCAACAATGTTGTGTTGTTTTCCGCAAGGAGTGTAAGGTTAGGCTATGGCCGATCAGAGTGTTGAAGAACAGAATGTTGACAATGATGCTGTTGAGCCCGGAAAGGGTGGAGACATTGTTGATGTTGTGAAGGATGGGCAGGCTTCCGGCGATGATCATGCCGGTGATGTTTCCGTGAAGGGTGAGGCTTCTGGGCCTTCTGGCACGGATTGGAAGGCTGAGGCCCGTAAGTGGGAGTCTCGTGCTAAAAGTAATTTCGCCGAGTTGGAGAAGCTTCGCGCCTCGGATGGTGATGCGGGGTCTGTGATTGATGAGCTTCGCCGCAAGAATGAGGAACTCGAAGACAGGATCAACGGGTTTGTTCTTGAGGGTGTGAAGCGCGAGGTGGCTTCAGAGTATGGTTTGTCTAGTGATGCGATCGCTTTCTTGTCGGGTGGCGATAAGGAGTCGCTTGCCGAGTCTGCGAAAGCTTTGAAGGGTTTGATCGACCATAGTAGTGGTGGCGCGGGTGTGCGCCGTCTTGCGGGGAGTGCCCCCGTTGATGATGTTAAACGACGTGAGGGTGTCGCGTTTGTGGATGCTCTTGTCAATAATTCTAGGAGATGATTTCTGATGGCTGACGATTTTCTTTCTGCAGGGAAGCTTGAGCTTCCTGGTTCTATGATTGGTGCGGTTCGTGACCGTGCTATCGATTCTGGTGTTTTGGCGAAGCTTTCGCCGGAGCAGCCGACTATTTTCGGTCCTGTTAAGGGTGCCGTGTTTAGTGGTGTTCCTCGCGCTAAGATTGTTGGTGAGGGCGAGGTTAAGCCTTCCGCGTCTGTTGATGTTTCGGCGTTTACTGCGCAGCCTATCAAGGTTGTGACTCAGCAGCGTGTCTCGGACGAGTTTATGTGGGCTGACGCCGATTACCGTCTGGGTGTGCTTCAGGATCTGATTTCGCCTGCTCTGGGTGCCTCGATTGGTCGCGCCGTGGATCTGATTGCTTTCCACGGTATTGATCCGGCTACGGGTAAGCCTGCTGCGGCTGTGAAGACTTCGCTGGATAAGACGAAGCATATTGTTGATGCAACCGATAGCGCTACGACCGATCTTGTTAAGGCTGTCGGTCTTATCGCTGGGGCCGGTTTGCAGGTTCCTAACGGGGTTGCTTTGGATCCGGCGTTCTCGTTTGCGCTGTCTACTGAGGTGTATCCGAAGGGGTCTCCGCTTGCCGGTCAGCCGATGTATCCTGCCGCTGGGTTTGCCGGTTTGGATAATTGGCGTGGCCTGAATGTTGGTGCTTCTTCGACTGTTTCTGGCGCCCCGGAGATGTCGCCTGCCTCTGGTGTTAAGGCTATTGTTGGCGATTTCTCTCGTGTTCATTGGGGGTTCCAGCGTAACTTCCCGATCGAGCTGATCGAGTATGGTGACCCGGATCAGACTGGCCGCGATTTGAAGGGCCATAATGAGGTTATGGTTCGTGCCGAGGCTGTGCTGTATGTGGCTATAGAGTCGCTTGATTCGTTTGCTGTTGTGAAGGAGAAGGCTGCTCCGACTCCTCCTCCGGCTGGTAACTGATCTATTTGTTGCGATAATGTTCATGCTATGTGCAGGGGGTGGTGTTGATGGGTATCATTTTGAAGCCTGAGGATATTGAGCCTTTCGCCGATATTCCTAGAGAGAAGCTTGAGGCGATGATCGCCGATGTGGAGGCTGTGGCTATCAGTGTCGCCCCCTGTATCGCTAAACCGGATTTCAAATATAAGGATGCCGCTAAGGCTATTCTGCGCAGGGCTTTGCTGCGCTGGAATGATACTGGCGTGTCGGGTCAGGTGCAGTATGAGTCTGCGGGTCCTTTCGCTCAGACTACACGGTCTAGTACTCCCACGAATTTGTTGTGGCCTTCTGAGATTGCCGCGTTGAAGAAGCTGTGTGAGGGTGATGGTGGGGCTGGTAAAGCGTTCACTATTACACCAACCATGAGGAGTAGTGTGAATCATTCTGAGGTGTGTTCCACGGTGTGGGGTGAGGGTTGCTCGTGCGGGTCGAATATTAACGGCTACGCTGGCCCTTTGTGGGAGATATAATATGACCAGTTTTCCTTACGGTGAAACGGTTGTGATGCTTCAACCGACTGTTCGTGTCGATGATCTTGGCGACAAGGTGGAAGACTGGTCTAAGCCTGTCGAGACTGTGTTTCATAACGTGGCCATCTATGCTTCCGTTTCGCAGGAGGATGAGGCCGCGGGGCGTGACTCTGACTATGAGCATTGGTCGATGCTTTTCAAGCAGCCTGTTGTGGGTGCCGGTTATCGTTGCCGGTGGCGTATTCGGGGTGTTGTGTGGGAGGCTGACGGGTCTCCTATCGTGTGGCATCATCCGATGTCCGGTTGGGATGCTGGTACGCAGATCAATGTGAAGCGTAAGAAGGGCTGATGGGTAGTGGCTCAGGATGTGAATGTGAAGCTGAACTTGCCGGGTATTCGTGAGGTGTTGAAGTCTTCTGGGGTGCAGGCTATGTTGGCTGAGCGTGGCGAGCGTGTCAAGCGTGCGGCCTCGGCGAATGTGGGCGGTAACGCTTTCGATAAGGCCCAATATCGTGGCGGATTATCATCGGAGGTGCAGGTTCACCGTGTCGAGGCTGTCGCTCGTATAGGCACCACATATAAGGGTGGGAAGCGTATTGAGGCGAAGCATGGCACGTTGGCGAGGTCGATAGGGGCGGCGTCGTGATCATCTACGATGATCCCAGGAAGTGGGCGAAACGCGTGCTCAAGGATGATGGCTGGCTGTCTGATATACCCTGTGTGGGGACGGTGCCTGACGATTTTACGGGTGATCTGATCTGGTTGGCGTTGGATGGTGGCCCGCAGTTGCATGTTCGTGAGCGTGTTTTTTTGCGCGTGAATGTGTTTTCTGATACGCCGGATCGTGCTATGTCGTTGGCGCGTCGTGTCGAGGCTGTGCTGGCTGACGGGGTGGACGGTGACCCTGTGGTGTACTGTAAACGGTCTACTGGTCCTGATTTGCTGGTTGATGGTGCACGTTTTGATGTGTATTCGTTGTTCGAGCTGATATGTAGGCCTGCGGAGTCTGAATAAGCTTATTGTTTTTGTTTTAATGTAATTGTTTGATATTTAATGGGGGTTGTGATGGCTGCAACACGTAAAGCGTCTAATGTTCGTTCAGCGGTTACTGGCGACGTTTATATTGGTGACGCGCACGCGGGTGATACTATTGATGGTGTGAAGACGGTTCCTTCCGGTCTTATCGCTTTAGGGTACCTGTCTGATGACGGGTTTAAGATTAAGCCTGAGCGTAAAACGGATGATTTGAAGGCTTGGCAGAATGCGGATGTTGTTCGCACTGTGGCTACGGAGTCGTCTATCGAGATTTCTTTCCAGCTGATCGAGTCTAAGAAGGAGGTTATCGAACTGTTTTGGCAGTCGAAGGTTACTGCCGGAGCTGATGCGGGTTCGTTCGATATTTCTCCTGGTGCCACGACGGGTGTTCACGCCTTGTTGATGGATATTATTGATGGCGATCAGGTTATTCGCTACTATTTCCCTGAGGTCGAGTTGATTGATCGTGACGAGATTAAGGGCAAGAATGGTGAGGTGTACGGGTATGGTGTGACGTTGAAGGCGTATCCTGCCCAGATTAATAAGAAGGGTGATGCGGTGTCTGGTCGGGGGTGGATGACGGCTTTAAAAGCTGATACTCCCCCGACTCCTCCTCCGGCCCCGAATCCTCCGAAGCCTGAGCCGGATCCGAATCCGCCGTCTAATAACTGATACACATAGTTTGAGGGATTGTTGATAGATGAGTGACACTGGTTACACATTAAAGATCGGTGACCGTAGTTGGGTGTTGGCGGATGCGGAGGAGACGGCTCAAGCTGTGCCTGCCCGCGTGTTTCGCCGTGCAGCTAAGATTGCCCAGTCGGGGGAGTCTGCGGATTTCGCCCAGGTTGAGGTGATGTTTTCTATGTTAGAGGCTGCCTCCCCGGCTGACGCAGTGGAGGCTTTGGAGGGGCTTCCTATGGTTCGTGTTGCCGAGATTTTCCGTCAGTGGATGGAATACAAGCCCGACCAGAAAGCAGCCTCCCTGGGGGAATAGTTTGGCTCCACGGCCTGATTGATGATTATCGTGGGGCCATCGAATACGATTGGAGGACCCGGTTCGGTTGCTCGGTTTATGATGTTGGTGGCCCGGTGATGTGTTGGGGTGAGGCTGTCCGGCTGGCTGGCGTGTTGTGTACTGACACATCTAGCCAGTTGGCGGCCCACCTTAATGGTTGGCAGCGCCCGTTTGAGTGGTGCGAGTGGGCTGTGTTGGACATGCTGGATCATTACAGGTCTGCTAATAGTGAGGGGCAGCCGGAGCCTGTGGCGAGGCCTACGGATGAGCGTAGGGCCCGGTTTACGTCTGGGCAGGTGGACGATATTTTGGCGCGTGTTCGTGCCGGTGGCGGGGTGTCTCGCGAGATTAATATTATGGGGTGAATAGTGTATGTCTGGTGAGATTGCTTCCGCATATGTGTCGTTGTATACGAAGATGCCGGGTTTGAAGGCGGATGTTGGTAAACAGCTTTCTGGGGTGATGCCTGCGGAGGGTCAGCGTTCGGGTAGCTTGTTTGCTAAGGGCATGAAGTTGGCGCTTGGTGGTGCCGCAATGGTGGGTGCCATCAATGTTGCTAAGAAGGGCCTCAAGTCTATCTATGATGTGACTATTGGTGGCGGTATTGCTCGCGCTATGGCTATCGATGAGGCTCAGGCTAAACTGACTGGTTTGGGTCACACGTCGTCTGACACGTCTTCGATTATGAATTCGGCTATTGAGGCTGTGACTGGTACGTCGTATGCGTTGGGTGATGCGGCTTCTACTGCGGCGGCGTTGTCTGCTTCGGGTGTGAAGTCTGGCGGGCAGATGACGGATGTGTTGAAGACTGTCGCCGATGTGTCTTATATTTCTGGTAAGTCGTTTCAGGATACGGGCGCTATTTTTACGTCTGTGATGGCCCGCGGTAAGTTGCAGGGCGATGACATGTTGCAGCTTACGATGGCGGGTGTTCCTGTACTGTCTTTGCTTGCCAGGCAGACGGGTAAAACGTCGGCTGAGGTGTCGCAGATGGTGTCGAAGGGGCAGATTGATTTTGCCACGTTTGCGGCTGCGATGAAGCTTGGCATGGGTGGTGCTGCGCAGGCGTCTGGTAAGACGTTTGAGGGCGCTATGAAGAATGTTAAGGGCGCTTTAGGCTATCTGGGTGCTACGGCTATGGCGCCGTTTCTTAACGGCCTGCGGCAGATTTTTGTTGCGTTGAATCCGGTTATCAAGTCGGTGACGGATTCTGTGAAGCCGATGTTTGCTGCCGTCGATGCTGGTATTCAGCGTATGATGCCGTCTATTTTGGCGTGGATTAATCGTATGCCGGCTATGATCACTCGAATGAATGCACAGATGCGCGCCAAGGTGGAGCAGTTGAAGGGCATTTTTGCGAGAATGCATTTGCCTGTCCCTAAAGTGAATTTGGGTGCCATGTTTGCTGGCGGCACCGCAGTGTTTGGTATTGTGGCTGCCGGTGTGGGGAAGCTTGTCGCGGGGTTTGCCCCGTTGGCGGTGTCGTTGAAGAATCTGTTGCCGTCGTTTGGTGCTTTGAAGGG